TAGCCAACCCTGTTGATCAGCAGTTGGCTGACTTCTTCGCTTTCGGAGGTCCTACCGGATTCGCTTTCCTGAAGAATGTAGAGGAATTCAAGGCTAACGTCAAACGCGATGTGCGCCGGATCAACGACATCAAGAATCCTATAGTACGGATGGAATCAGGTTTCGCGAGAGGCCTGTCTCTCATAGCCCAGCTATCCGAATGGAGCGAAACCATCACACGCTTTGCGGTGTACATGAACCACATTAAGCAAGGGGATTCAAAGGAGATGGCTGCTTTAACTGCCAAGAATTCAACCGTGAATTTCGACCAGAAGGGTAGGCTTAGTCCTACACTGAACGGGCTATATACTTTCTTCAATGCCGCGATTCAGGCGGTTGATAAGTATTTCAAACTGTGGGGGAAGAACTGGAAAAAGATGGCCGCGATCCACATGTTCCTTACTGTGCAGGGCTTCACGAATGCGTTATTACTTGACCTGTTCGGAGGGGAAGACGATGATAAACTTAAGAACTACGATAAATTATCGGATTATACCAAGCGTAATAACTTGGTCGTTCCTATACCGGGGGCTGAAGAAACCTTCTCTTTCCCAGTGCCCCAGATCTTGCGTAAGTTCCATGCAATGGGCTTCGATGCTTACGACCTGATGACCGGCAGAAAATCTGTGCGGGAGGTATTACTAGGCCAACTCGCAAGTATCCCTAGTGACATCTCTCCTATTGATACAGAAGCTTTCCTGAATGGCGACGGGGATTTATCGATTAAGCCGCTTGTGCCTAGTATCCTTAAACCGATAGCTGAACTGGAGGCTAATGAGAATTTCATGAAGTTCCCAATATCGCCTGAGCCTTTCTCATTAGAGATGGCAAGTAGAATAGCGGATACCCGCAGAGCGTACAAGGATGTAAACAAGATGGCCCAGGCGCTTACTGACAAACTGTATGAACTGGGAGGCGGGGACGAGACGGGTTTCAAGTACGTCTATGACGACGGAGAGCTTAAAGCCATTCCTGCTCTTATGGACATAAGCCCTGAATCACTGGAACACCTGTTCGAAAGTTATCTGGGGGGAGTCGGTAAACTGGCCAACCGTACATGGAAGACTACCGGCAATGTTTACAGCGCTGGTGAGAAGATCGTGAAAGGCGAAGGTTTTGAAGAAGCACTGAAGGAAATAGACGTCAATGTAGTTCCGGTAGCCAACCGGTTTATCCGGACTCCTAACGGTGATCCCCTGCAGAAAGAGTTCCGTAAAGTGCGCAACGACTTCGAGAATAAGTTGAAAGTGTTAAAGCAAGCTGAGAAGGATAAAGACTTTGAAAAATTTAATCTAATTTATACGCAAATAGGTGGAAAGCTTAACCAATATAAGGCAATAATGACTACTTTTGAGAAGTTGGACGAAGAAAGACTAAAACTTGAAAAGCTTTCTCCGGAGGACGCTAAGGGCATAAATGCTGACATGCGGGAGCAGATGCAAGAAATTATAAAATTAAAGTAGCATGGTACGGAGAAATAAAATAGACTACCACTCTTATAATACCGAAACTCTCGGGGCGTCCACGTACTCTAAAACAGAGGTACGCAGCAACAGTACAGCCGAGCTGAGCGTGAAGCCGGAGGATTTCCTCCTGCTGCAACGCGCCTGTAACTACTGGAACGGGCTGTCGGATTTCCGAGTACGCCGGGAGAGAAACCGTAGGTACTACCGGGGGGACCAGTGGGGCGATAAGGTTTATGATCCGGAGAGCTGCGAATGGGTAACTGAAGAAAATCTTATTAAAAGCCACGGTAAAGTCCCACTGAAGCAGAATCAGATCAGGCAACTCATAAAAAACCTGTTAGGGCAATACTTGATGGATACAACGAAAACAGCGGTAGTTTCCCATAAACGGGGGGATCAGCAGGTAGCAGAGATGTTAACCAATACCATCCAGTATGGCCTGCAGGTTAATCGTGCTCAGGATATTGATGTAAGAAATTTCGAAGAGTTCATGTTGTCTGGTGCTGCTGTGTGGAAATGCCTGTATAGATTTATCGATAAATTCCAAAGAGAAGATCTGTGGGTCGAGAATCGTCCTATAACCAACATGTTCTTCACCCCGAACATCCGAGATGTAAGAATGGTTGAGATGGACTTTGTAGGAGAGTTTCACGATCTTTACCTAAAAGATATTGTGGCGGCTTTTGCCAAGTCCCCCGGAGATGAAGAAAGGATAAAAAGGATATACTCCTACGTACAGGATCCGAATATAATAAGCTCAGGAAATCCGGCTCTGTCATCCTACTTTGCGGATAACAAAGACTTCTACGTTCCTATTGAGCCTGATAAGGGCAGGGTGTTCGAGATATGGGAGAGAAAATGTGGCTGGCGTTTGCGCTGCCACGATTGGCTCAATGCCCGTTATTTTGTAGCGGAGTTGAAGGATAAAAAGATAATCGACAGCGAAAACATGCAGCGGTTATCCGAGGCTGCGCAGCAGGGCGTAGCCCCTAAAATGGTTCCTCTTATTACCTACGAATCTAAGTACCAGAGATTCTGGTACGTGAAGTACATGTCCTGGATCGGGCATATTCTGCATGAGCAGGAAACCCCTTACGACCACAAAGAGCACCCTTATACCATGCTGCTCTATCCGTTAGTGGACGGAGAGGTGTGGGGTTTTGTAGAGGACATTATCGACCAGCAAAGGTACGTTAACCGGTTAGTCACCTTGCTTGACTTCATCATAGGGTCATCAGCCAAAGGGGTATTACTCGTACCGGCTGATGCTATCGCTGATGATTTCGACCTTGACAAGATCGCAGAAGAGTGGACGAAGTTCAATGGCGTCATAAAGATTAAAATGAAAGCAGGGGCGCAAATGCCTCAGCAGATATCCGCCAACTCTACGAATGTAGGGATACACGAGCTATTGAGTTTACAGCTCAAGTTTATGAGCGAGATCTCAGGGGTATCCGGAGCCGTGCAGGGGCAGAAAGCAGAATCCGGCACCCCCGCGAGCTTATATGCGCAGGAGAGCCAGAACAGTACCCTGAATTCGAAAGACTACTTCGCAGCCTACGCTGCGGGAAAGACCGACCGGGATTGGAAGGCGTTGAAAACGCAAATACAGTTCTACGAGGATGACCGTAATTTAGCGCTCTCCGGGGCTTCTTATAACGAGGAGTCCTTGGTGTACAAGAAAAGTCGGGCGGAAGACGTAGAATTCGATATGGTCATGGCCCGTACCCCAGACTCTCCTGTTTACAGGGGGCTTATCGAGACTTCTCTCAAAGAGTTCTGGGCAGCGCAAGCCATCGACTTTGAAACCTATCTGCGCAACAGCACACTGCCTTTTGCTGACAATCTGCTCAACGATGTGGTAGCTAAACGCAAGCAAATGGAAGCAGGTATGCTGCAAGGGGGGATGGTTGACGCCAGTATGGGGGGTCAAGTTCAGCAGTATCTGCAGGGGCAGGGTGCTGACGCCTCAAAGGCCAACCCTCGAGCCCTGCAAATGGCCGATAGATTTATGAAAGGATTAGACAACGTAAATTAAGAGATATGACATGCCCGGCACCTAATCAGATTATTTTGTTCTATAACATAGAAGATTTTTTCAATCTTTCCAGTATAGAATCCATGTATAGAACTAACCTGGACATGGACGCGACGGGTATTTCCCGAATGGAGTACAGAGCACTAACCAATAACGATAAGCAGTTCTACGATCTGCTGCTTCGAAGAGCCGCAGGAGAGTGCCACTCCGTACTGCAGCCCCTTACAAGAGGGGTTACAGAGGGGGTCGGGTTTAATACCCAGCCAGCACGAACTGTTGAGCGACTTAACGCTATCACGGCTCCGGAAGAGAACCTGTACTTTAAGATGCTGGACGCCGGAACTCTTTCACCAGGGAATCTGGCGGTAGTTAAAGGGGATAAAGTTTATTTCGACGGTCTTGTATGGCTTAAAGATAATAGTACTGCGCCGTCGTACATCTTCTACACTCTCAACCTCTCTCCTAATTTCGATACTAATAATCAATTCGGATTAGATAATAAAGTTAAGGAGTTCATATCCCTGTTCGTCATTCGTGAGTGGTTCAAACGGCAGAAGTATGACCTGAGCTTTATAGAGCCTGAATACCTGGAAGCGCGCAAGGATCTGGGCATGATAATAAACTACCGCGTTGCGGTAAAACGACCAGTGAGAAATTTTTAAAAAAAATATAGCTATGAGTTACGAAAAGAAAGCAGCAGCCGGGGCAGTCCCCGCAAAGGTAGTGTTCTACTACACTTTGGATTCTTTATTCAATGACGCGAGCATGCGTTCTATGTACCGTACCCGGAACGTCAAAGACTCCGCGGGGGTATCCTTGGTGGACGACTTGGCCATTACTGAAGACGAACGGAATATACACCTCAGTCTGGTAGAAGACGCGGTATATGATGTGTTCCTGCGGTTCCTGCAGTACACGAAGGCCATCACTGATGCTATAAAGCACAATGTGGACTACACTCCCACAGCAGGAGACCAAGCCAAAACGTCGTATGTGCAGATAGTTGATAACGCGAATTACAACGAAAATTATATTAACGCGGTTGACAAGAGCCTGTTAAAAGCTATTCGATTCTACACATTACGAGACTGGTTTACCTCTCAAGGGCAAACGAAAGAGGCTGGGGAGTATGAGGCACTCTACATTATGGCAATGCGGAATGTCGATAAATACGCCTTCCAGTTGAAGAAAGCTACAGTTTAACTTTTAAACAAAACAGATAATGAGAAAACTAAGGCCAAGAGAAACTTGGGGCTCGCATGTAGCCACAATAAATTCTAATTTTGAGGAGTTGAACGCCGCTGCCCTCATAAGTGAAAAATATCATGTGTTCCTGAATCAATCAGGCACGGATGCCCCGGTAGCTACCCTTATAAAGGATAATACTTTGACGGATGTCGTTCTTTCCAGGTCAGAGGTGGGAACCTTTCTACTCACAAAGGAGGGCGCCTTTCCCGTAGGGAGGACTGTGCCGAAAGTACCCGTCGTAGGATATACCCCTCAAGGAGATAAGCTGCTGCTTACCCCGGTATCAGAAAATGTTTTTAAACTGGAGACCTTTGCTGCAGCAGATACGGAGGTACTGGCAGACGGGGCACTCACAGATCAGGAGTTGTACCTCGAAATATTCGATTTATGAAAACCTTCGGAAGAACGTTTGGGGCAGCTTTGCCCCACCTTGGAACAAATTTGAGCCAGAATATAATCCCTGAAACAGGATTGGTTCAGCGACTATTCAAGCAGTCGCCTATTTCGCAAGATTTAGGAACTAAAGCGATTGATTATTCGCCTAATCCGGTAAATGCAGAGATTTGGCAAACTTGCCTATATACAGCTACAAGTTATCAGTTATCTATAAATGAAAGCATTGTGGTTGACTGGACTAGCGACGGTACGAAGCTAGAGTTTGTTGGCTCTATTGCAACAGGGCAAACAATCTCTGATGTATTGATGGGTAATACTGCTAATCATGGATTTAGGCTATACACTTCTATGATTAGACTATACGGATTTCAGTCTGATGGCACTACCGTTAGAGATATACAGTTCACGAATATAACCACAATTGTAAATACGTGGTTTCGATACAGAATACGCAAGTTAGGAGTAAACATTATTGCAGAAAAAACGACAGTTTCAGATGTAAATTTTGTGGCTGTCTTACAAAGTCAAACTATTAATGTAAGTACATTTAGCTTAGGTAATCAGACTTTTGTAAAATTGTCGCCGCGTGGTGGTTTGTGCTATATGAATGCAAATGGTTACAAGTTTTCATTTTCCGATGGGGCGTTATCTAATTATTGCTACTCTTATAATTCATCAAAAAGAATTGACCTACTTGGAGTCGCTGCATCTATTTCTGCAACATTACAAAATGTATATTGTCATAATGCAATCTACGGTTTTAGTCGTGCATATGTTGAGTATTCGACTAAGAAAGAATATGCTAATATCCCTTATCAAGAAGATGGTACACCTGCAACATCATTTCATGCTGCATTTTTTACCCGCTCAAAATTTGTTGAATTTACGGCTGATAAATCTTATGGCTTAGGTTATGCAATCAAGCTAAATGCTTCGATGGAAGCATATGATCAAGGGAATACTTTCTTTGATGCGTCACACGTTGCAAAAGTAATTTACAAAAATACCATGCCATCTAGCCTTAATTCGAGGTTATTCTACGATCATAAGAATAACAAAGAATTACTTGTCTATTCGGCTGATAAAACTATTACTCGACCAGTTAATACTGCAAATAAATCTGCATTATTAGTGGGTGATTCAATGACGGCTGATGGGTATTTTTGGCCGGTAATTTTAAGCCAGCTAACTGGATTAATCCGAACTACAAAAGCATTTTCCGGCAGAATACTTTCGACTCAAATTGAAGGTGATCTTACCTCTCAGGTTT